TTTGGTAAATACTATCAGTTCAAACGTGCTTTCACATACAGTGAAAGACTTATGCGGATAACAACCGCGTAGCCAGGAGAACTGGCATTGGACTCCTATAAAGGAGAAAACAAATGGGAAGACCTATCAAAAAAAGTAAAATGGCTGGAAGTGCCTCAGGTGTAGCAGGTAACATTGCAGTTACGGCTTACAGAGCATCTGGTGGTTCAAAAGTTGACTCTACAACGGCTTATATCATAAGTCAAAGAGGATCTAAATTATTCAAGATTTCTTTGGAAGATTCAACTTCTGGCGTTTACTGTTTAAAAGCAGTAGCACCAGGTTCATTATCAGCGTCTCCACCAAACGGATCTGCAGGTGAATTCTGTGTACAGATGATTCTAAATGACTCAACTGTTGCATACGTAGAGAAATTCTACAACAACACAGTACACTATGTTGATGCCGCAGGAAACACAGGTGTTACAAAATACACACTTGGAACTGAGACAACTGACGAAGGACAAGCAGGCGCAGGAATTGGTAACATCGACGTTATCACAGACCAGTAATAGGGAACACGTGCTTATAAGAGGGGGGAGTTTCGGCTTCCCCCTTTTTCTATATAAATAACAACAAATGGCTAAAACTCTACGTACATCAGGTGATTACACCATAAAAGCAGGCGACGGGTACAACTCGGGATCTGGAGCAAACACAATCAATCTTGACAGTTTGAATGTAAGCGTAACTGGTAACCTCACAGTAGGCGGATCAACTTCGACCATAAGCACTACAAACACAACAGTAGAAGACAACATATTAGAATTAAACACAGGCGCAACAGCAAACAGTAACAATGCTGGAATAATAATAGAGCGAGGATCAACAGGCGACAACGCCGCAATCATCTGGAAAGAGGACACAGATACTTTTATATTAGGTACAACAACAGCAACGGCGGCAGACAAATCAAGTTCATTATCGGTTACCGCAGGGGCGTTACAGACTGGGGCCTTGACAGCAACAACAGGAACGTTCAGTGGCGCTGTCACAAGTGCAGGTTCAACAGTAACAGGAAACTTCACTGCAGGCTCAGTAACAACAAACGAGATCGAAGGCAATGGTTCAAACGCGGCTATCACAGTAGCGTCATCAGGCACAGGAGATATAACTTTAGACGCTGGTGGAGATATAATACTAGACGCAGACAACGCCGACATAAAATTACAAGACGGTGGTGTAGAATTTGGTAGAATAAGCAGAGTAACTTCAGACCTAGTCATTAAAAGCATGGGCGACAACAATGATATATTGTTCAAAGGAGTAGATGACTCGGCCACAATCACAGCATTAACACTTGACATGAGTGCGGCAGGTGCCGCAACTTTCAATGACATGGTCACCATTGGTGGATCATTCAAAAAAGCAATACACACATTCACAGGCGATGACGCAATCACAGAAGTAGAACACGCAGGAAGAACACTATTACTAGGAGAAGTAGGTGGTAATGCCAATGTTGTTCTAACACTTCCAGATGCGACAGGTTCAGGAAACATCTATCATTTCATAGTAAGCGTTGCAATGGGAGGATCAACAACGTACAAAATTCAAGTTCCAGATGCTGATAACACGATAACAGGACAGATCATGTACCTCGACGAAGACGGCACAGCAGTTACATCGTTTCCAACTGTGGCGGCATCGGACACAATTACATTGAACAGTGGCACACAAGGTGGACTAGTTGGTGACACACTAACACTTATCGACATTGCCGCAGACAAATACGCAGTGTCAGGTAATATGAGAGTGGCGGCGGGTGCCAATCCATCAACACCATTTACTGCCGCGGTAAGTTAATAGATGAGATACAAGGAAATTGACATCAACATAAAAGCAATTCCTGATAAGGAAGACGAAGCATTGTTAAATCAATTGATGGGTGCTAAAGGTGTATCAGTGTCAGACGCTGATGATAAAACAGAACCTTCAACAGACAATAGCGATAACCCAGGTAAGGTTGCGTCAGATGATCCGAACACAGTAGCAACAGTTTTCCCACCACAACAAGAATTAGAAATGAAGAAGAAAGAAGCGGGTAAAGACATTGCCCAATTTGATAATATCGTACAAGATGCAGATGACAAAGCACCGGATCAAGAAGCGAGAGTTGACGAACCTTTGGTAAAGCAACCTGAACTTACTGGTGGAGATCAACCAGGTGTACCTGCTGAAATGAAGAAGAAACAACCAAAGACAGAAAGTGAATTCATTCAAAGACTAAAAACATTATCTGGCCAAAACTAAGGAGCGTACATGGCATTCAGGAAACTAGTAGGGTCCTACAAAGATTACAACTTATCAACACACATCTTGGAAGACGGTTATCTAGCAGTAGATGTAGATACAGGTAGTTTAAGATTAGGTGATGGAACAACAGCCGGCGGTATTTCTGTTGGTGGAGGTGGTGGAGGTGGCTCCGCATCTGGATTAAAATTTGGAGACACTACATCATCAACTATTTCAATTGCCGATGGTGCCACGTTAAATCTTGTTGGTACAGGCGGTGTTACTGCAACAGTCAGTGGCGACACTTTGACCATTGATGGTTCAGGTGTTTCGGGAGGTGGCGGAGGTGCCAGCAGTCTTGGAGATTTGACTGCTGTTGGATCAACTTTAACTGCACCGAGCAATGCTGACCTTACTCTCGTGTCCAGCAATGGAAATGTTGTAATTGAAGGAATCAGAATAGCAGGAACCACAATATCAACTGAAGATTCAAGTCCAGGTATCGAAATATCAGGTAATCTTATACCTAGTCAGGACGGAGTATTCCAACTTGGATCCTCAACACGTAGATGGCAGACAGCATATCTATCAGCAGAAACAATTGATCTAGGTGGAGCAACCATATCATCAGATGGAACAGGTACAATCGAAATTGCGGCAACAGGTGCTACACTGCCTGAAGGATCTAAAGTAAAATCAGGTGTTACAACGCAAAATATACAGTTGCAAGGAAAAACTTCTGCAACAGCAAACAGACCTATACAGTTAGTAAAAGTATTTGTAAGTGACGGCACTACCACATTCACAGACGCAGAACTTTTGGCCAAAGAAGGCGATCTGGAGTTGGAATTCAACGGCACAATCGAAGAAATTCCTGTTTATACAGAAGCACAACAAACATTTACATTATCAAACGGTACTTCTCTACAATCACAATACAGCACTAGAAACACGCTGTTTCAATTTTAATCTTACGATAAATATCTACAATATAAAGGAAATGAATGCATTCCGTGAGTTCAAGAAGGCGGAGCACAGAATTGAGTTATGGCTGATAAAACACCGGTACGAGTAGTCTTTAATGCATCTAATGTAGCCACGGGGATGGCAGAATTCCAATCGGGGGAAACGGTACCAGTAGCAAATGGTGGTACAGGCCTTTCATCAATTGGTTCAGCAGGACAGGTTTTAAAAGTAAATGCGGCAGGATCTGGTTTAGAATTTGGCGCTGAGGGTGACATCTCAATTACAAACTTGGTAGCACCAACTAACGCAGATTTAACATTCACAACATCAGGCACAGGAAACATTGTTCTTGATGCAGTCACAGTAAGGGGCACAACTTTTAGTGCCGCTGACTCAACTAAAATTACAATAGCAGAAGCACTTGATGTAACAGGTGCTTTGACATTTTCAGGACTTACACTTCCAACATCAGATGGAACAGTAGGGCAATTTTTAAAAACAGATGGATCAGGCACATTATCATTTGCAAGTGTTTCGGTAGGTGATTTAGATATAGTTGGATCATCGATAGCCTCGCCAAGCAACGCAGATTTGACTTTGGACCCAAGCGGTTCAGGTAGCATTAAATTGAACGCCGCGACCGATGTAACAGGTACATTAACAGCAACATCTTTAAACATTGCCAGCGATGGTGCGACAGTGACAGGCATCAAAGATGAAGATAACATGGCGTCCGATAGTGCAACAAAATTGGCAACACAGCAATCTATAAAAGCATTTGTTGAAAGTGGCACACATACATTAACAAATAAAACTTTAACGAATCCAACAATCAATGCATTCACTGGCACAGGCAATGGCAGTATAACAGGAACTTTAAGTATTGCAAACACAACTACAGACGATTCGTTATTGCTTACAAGCACAGAAGATTCAAACAGTGGGGCACCAGTTTTAACTTTAAAGAGAAACAGTTCAAGTCCGGCGGATGCCGACTACCTGGGTAGGATCAAATTCAAAGGTGAGAATGATGCAGATCAGGAAGTTCAGTACGGATCTATATCAGGAAAAATACTAGATGCTTCGGATGGTACAGAAGATGGTGCGATAGAATTCAATGTAAAGAAAGCAGGCTCAAATAATATCGCAGTAAGAATTAATAGTGACACAGTAAAATTATTGAACAATACTGATTTAGAAGTGCATGGATTAACTTATCCAACTTCTGATGGTTCCGCAGGTCAATTCATGACCACAGATGGATCGGGTAATTTATCCTTTGCAAGTGTATCGGTTGGTGACTTTACTTTCACAGGCTCAACAATGAGCTCACCATCAAATGCAGATATTACTTTAGACCCAAGTGGATCTGGTGACATTCAATTGAAAGCAAACACAGTCATAACAGGAAATTTGACGGTATCAGGTACGCAGACTACACTTGAAACAACAACATTAGTTGTTGAAGATCCGTTGTTAGAAATGGCGAAAAATAATTCAGGTGGTATAGCAAATACCATGGACCAAGGATTATTTTTCAACAGAGGATCATTGGCCAATGTTTCATTCCTGTGGGATGAATCCGCTGATGAATTTGCTTTTGCCGTTACTTCAGGAGAGGACGGAACTACTACAGGAAATGTAACAATTGACTCTTATGCGAACTTAAGAGTAGGCACAGTTAGTACAACAGGAAACGTTGTGCTTGGCGAAGATGCCGTGGTTGTATTCGAAGGTGCAAGTGATAATACTAACGAGACAACTTTAACAGTAGTTGATCCAACAGCAGATAGAACAATTAGTTTACCAAATAAATCAGGTACTCTTGCCATGGATACGGATTTAAATTTCCCTGCATCAACACTAGCGGCACACCCAGCCGCATCTGGAGACGCTGATTTAGGCTCTAATTTAACTGCCGCAGTACTTGATGCTTTTGGCATACCAGTTGATAACATATACGACATGGTTGAGCCAAGGGGATCCACATCAACCGTCGATTTAGGGGCGTTTAGTTAATATGTTCATAACAATAAATATAAGCAATAAGGAAAATAGGAATTAAAAATGCCAACAGCACTGCAATTTAGACGGGGAACGACATCACAAAACAACTCATTTACAGGAGTTGTGGGTGAACTTACTGTCGACACAGATCTAGATACAATCGTAGTACATGATGGCTCAACAGCAGGTGGTTTTCAAATTACCCAAAATAATGCTGTACAAACTTTAACAAATAAAACACTTACAAATCCAACAATTAATGGTGGTACATTCAGTGGTACATTCACTGGTACAATATCACCCGGACAGGTTACAACCAATTCAATTATATCTAATGGTTCGAATGCAGATATCAGCATCCAACCTAGCGGCACAGGTGATATACTATTAAGTGCATTAAGAGTAAATGGAACAACATTAGACAGTTCAGACTCAACGAAAATCACAATAGCAGAAAATGTTGATGTTACAGGAACTTTAAGCGTAGAAGGAGCATTGAGTTCATCTACAAGTTTAGCATTAGCCTCAGGAGCAACAGTAACAGGTATTGCCGACGAAGACAACATGTCAAGCAACAGTAACACATTGTTAGCAACACAGCAGTCAATCAAAGCGTATGTAGATGCACAACTAACAGCAGAAGATCTTGACTTCCAAGCAGACTCAGGTGGTGCATTAGCAATCGATCTAGACAGCGAAACAATGACATTTACTGGTGGCACAGGTATTGACACATCAGGATCAGGCAACACAATTACATTCGCGATAGACTCTACCGTTGCCACACTCACAGGGTCACAAACACTTACGAACAAAGTGTTAACATCACCAACGATTGCTACACCTACAATAACCGGCAATGCTACAATTGGAGAGATTACAACAAATAAAATTACATCAAATGGATCAAACGCAGAATTATCACTACAAGCAAGTGGTACAGGAGATGTCTTAATCAGTGCATTAAGAGTAAATGGAACAACATTAGATTCAGCGGATTCAACAAAGATTACAATAGCAGAGGCACTAGATGTAACAGGTGCTTTGGTTTACAATGGCTTTACAATGCCGACTACAGACGGTTCAGATGGACAAGCAATCGTTACAGACGGTTCTAAAACTTTAAGTTTTGCAACAGTAAGCACAGAATCTAACGCTTCAGATGACACAACTGCAACTGCTGTTACACAATTACAAATCAGCAACAGTGCAAAAACTATTGACTCATTTGTATCTAGTTTCCAAGACAGTGCATTATACTATTGTGTATCAAAAGATTACAATACAGATACAGTAAACATTCAGAAAGTTTCATTATGCCACAACGACAGCGATGCATTTGTATCGGCAGTTGGTGCGAAATCAGGTACCAACACAGCAGGCACAGACATGACGGCATTCACAGCGGCACTAACAAATGGTATCGTACAATTGAAAGCACAGACTCCAAATGCGGCGGGAGGTGCAATATCTTTCCTACAGTTTGGGTTAGGAGATAACACATCTGCAGGCACATCAGGCAACGTGATTATCACACAGAATACAGATGTTGATTCAGCATCAGAATCACTTGTTAGTTTTGCTCATTCAACTTTTAGAGGTGCAAAATTGTTTATATCAATTAACAACAATGCTAAAACTGAAGTTGGAAACATGGAAGCACTTGTTGTGCATGATGGCAGTGATGCATATATTTTACCATACAATGGAATGCAATCAGGAGACAATCCACTGCTAACATTAACAGCGGCAATTGACGGAAGTAACGTTGTTGTCTCAGCGGCAGGTGGTGAACCAAACTTGAGGGTTACTGTTTCTGCAATTATGTTGAAAGACACAATGACAGCAACAGGTACACAATTTGATAACATCCTTGCTATTGCTCCGGTGACAGTTTCTTCAACTGCAACTGAAATAGACGCAATGCCGGCCGATGCTAACAACGGAGCAGTGTATTACTGTGTTAGTAAAAATACTGCTGAAGGTTCTTATGCCGTGCATGAAGTTTTCCTAGCACTTGGGCCAGGAGATGCAACTGTGGCAAGTGGACCGTATGTTAGTACAAAAGGTACACACCAACTAGATTTTACTGCTGAATACAAAAGCACAGGAAAAAACACAGGTGCTTTGAAGGCATCTTCTACTTCTGGTGCATCAACTACTGTAAGTTCGTATAGAATAAACGCATTAGCGAAATAGCATCAAATCATTATAAATACAGTACATTAACAACAATCATGCGGGAGATATGGAACCATGACAACACGTAACTTTAGAGTTAACAACGGTATTGAAGTAGGCGATATTACGATATCAGCATCTACTAATAAAATTACCGGCGGTAGCACAGCGGCACCATCAGGAGACGGTGATTTCGCTAACAAAAAATACGTCGACGATTCAATCGCGGCGGTATCAACAACTGCAATTTCGCAACTTAACACATCAGTAGCATGTACAGACACAGGTACAGACGGAAAAGTCTTGATCACTTGTGACGGTAATGCTGAATTAACAATTACTGATTCAGGTGTAAGAGTACACGGCGACTTGACAGTAGACGGAAGTGAAACTGTAATTAACACAGCGACACTATCAGTTGAGGACAACATCATCGAAGTAAACAGAAACATTTCATCTAATTCAGGAATGCCTGCTTACTCAGGATTAAAAATTAACAGAGGTCAAACATCAGCGGCGACAGAACAAGACTTGTTCTGGGTATGGGATGAAGGCTTTAACGATGGCGACAGTACTATATTTGGTAATGCAGGCGGTGCCTTTACGGCATTGAGAGCATCAACAGGTACAGACAACCAATCTGAAATTACATCAACAGAGACCAATTTGGTTGATATAAGATGTAATGTGGTACACGCCCTAGCAACTTCGGCCCAGTACGCGGACGTTGCCGAGCGTTTCGAAGCAGACGCTCCTATGTCAGCAGGCGCAGTAGTAATGGTAGGCGGTGAAGCAGAAATCACAGAAACAACATCAGAATTATCTGATCAAGTTTTTGGTGTTATATCTGATAATCCAGCATATGCCATGAACGCGGCGGCAGGTAACAACGAATCACATCCTTTCGTTGCAATGACTGGAAGAACTCCAGTAAGAGTAACAGGAGAAGTAACTAAAGGACAAAGATTAGTTAGTTCAACAGTAAAAGGTTGTGCAAGAGCAGTAGCAACAGGTGAATCAATTTCACCATTCCAAGTTATTGGTAGAGCATTAGAAAGTTCAACAGACGCAGGTATCAAATTGGTAAACTGTGCAGTGAGAACAAACAACTAATAAATAATTTTACTTTTTAGTAGAACATAAAGGGCGGTGGAAACATCGCCCTTTTTTTTATGACTTTACAAACAGACGGCACAGATAAAAATGGCAACTATGATATTCTTCATGAATATCTGCGTGGAAAACATTTACGCAGGTTAATAGACATTGGTGCATGGTGGGGGCCATGGTCACTGTTTTGGCAACCACGTGCAGAGAAAATTGAAATTTTTGAACCAAACAAAAGGATCTTGCCAATGTTAGAAAATAACATTTCCGAATTTTCTAATTGCACACTACACAAAACAGCATTGGGTAACTACCAGGGAAAAGTGTCAATGGAGTATGAATCACACTCTGGAACAAATCATATCACTAAATTAAGTGGTGATGTAAATTTGACAACGCTAGACAGTTTTAAATTTGAAAACGTAGATGTGATAAAAATTGATGTTGAAGGTTATGAAATTTCGGTACTTGAAGGTGCAAAAGAAACAGTGATGAGGGAGAAACCAATAATTCAAATAGAAGCAAATAAGTCGGGAAAAAGATACGGAAAGACTAAAATTGACATACTTGAAATGCTTTCAGGTTGGGGAATGAAAAGATTAATAAAAAAATGGCCCGACCAAGTGTGGGCGTTTTAAACAATCAAATCGAGAATAGTTTGAAGTTTACCTTTAATACTTTTATTATTAAGAGTGTTCCTTAAACCCATGTGTAGATTCTTAGGCCAACACTCAAAAGAAGTCCAACAGTATCCTGAATGTTCTCCATTTAGTTTAGGTATAAATTCTGTTTCTAGTGCAATTAGATAAGTGTGAAAATAAAATTTTTGATCGTTTGATGTAAACATTTCTAAAGGAATTACTTTTTTGAACTTAGGTGTTGCACCAACTTCTTCCTCAATTTCTCTCTTTAGTCCTTCAAACGCACTCTCAGAATACTTCGCCTGTCCACCGACCAATCCCCACATGCCTTGTGTTTTCTTTGCTGTCCTCTGCAGAAATAAAAAACGTTTGGTGCTAGTAGAATAGAACAACGCTCCAGAACAAATTATATTTTCTTTCATAATATATTATAACAATTTAACAAAAAATTATCAAGGAGTAGTAGCATCTTGGCCAGATGCATCGTCATTTGCCACAAATCCACCATCAAGTACAATGCTCCAATTACCAGCAGTATACACACCCTCGTATGACTTCACCCACTCTGTGCCATTGAATCTATACTGAATCCCTGTGTTCAAGTTTGTTACATAATGTTGCGTACTGTCTGGGTTAGAGGCATCAAAAGCGATATTCCACTTGCTTGTTGTACCATTGTATTCTATGATATCACCAACACTAGCGACCAAACTGCCCCACGTTGCACTCTGAAAGGATGCTGACGAATCTCCAACATCATTAATCACAAGATACCTATCACCGTCTGTAGGAGTGCCTGGATCAAATGTTGCAGGGTTAATTATTTTCTTGACTGCTGTCAGTGTGCTACTAGGTATTGTATCGTCATCTATGCTGTATAATAGTATTGTATCGTCTAATGTAGTTGTAGCAATAGTGCCTACAATTTCGTTCCCATTTGGTTGTGTCAATCTTATTTGTGATGTGCCATTTGTAACTTTGCCGTATTGGTCAAGCAAAAGTTTCCAGTTTAATGGTGGACCAAACGTTTCAAAAGGATCTGCTAATCCAGGATCATTTGCCCCTGAGTAATACCCATCACCACCAGATTTGGCACTTATTCCTGTTGTTCCTAAAAGTCTTAATTGGTTTCCTGAAACTAACAGTCCATAGTTGTTTGGTGTGACATAACTTCTTGAAATGAGATCTCCATCTATCAATCCTTTGGCCATTCCGCCATCATCGTCGTAGATACTCATAATGATTTTCTGTACAACTCCTAATTTTTTAACTTTCACAGGAGGTGATAACCATATTGGCATACTGAATGTCAATGTTGCGACATCTATCTCTGTATCTGCTCCTACAGGTATAGTTCTGCTACTAAAAGTAATACCTGTAAGTTCAACGTAACTTAAAGATGTCCAGTCTATGTAGTTGTCTGTCTTCTGTATTTCGAAATCTGGATTGAAGAGATATAGTATCTGCTCCATGATTTGTAATTTTTGATCGGTATTTGTGGTCCATATATCTGCTGACACTTCCAACCTAAAAGGTGACGGCATTACCTTCTCAACTGTGTACCCTGCACCTAATTGATTGGTGTAGTTGCCATCACTGTCTACGTCTCTTTCTTTAAGATGTTGCTTTTCGACGTGATAAGGATTCTGCATTCTGTCTCGATCATAGTTCAATTCTCGCACATATGCGGCAATTCTTGGAGCATACTGTAAAGCATTTTCTGAATTGTTCCTTATTATATTAGCAACCTGTCTTGTTGGATCTCCGTACACCACTGGCACTGCTCTCAACGCCACTTGTCCGTCTTTGCCTCTACCTTGCTCAACAGAAAAGTTGCTCAAAATCCTTATAAATTGAGTCAAAAACTTCCTAACCTGTCCGTCGTAAAAGTGTAACATTCTTAATTGTCAGCCTTTGGTTTTAATGCGTTAGATAACGATTGTCTTTGTTTAGTAGTTAATCCGTTTATGGTGTCTTCGGTTGTGTTATTGACAAATCCAGTTTTGTAATTCACCCTAGAGTCATCATTTGTCATGCTTATTCTAACTGAATCCTCTATTTTTACCCATCTATTTCCGTCATAACGGAACAATCTATTAGGCAAGTAATCAGTACGTAAGAAATAATCGCCTTTGTCGACATTGGCACTAGGAAAACTGATTCCAAAGCCTGCGGGATTTCCGTTTGGTGCAACTCCGTCGCCGTCTAGATAAAAACCATAGTGTGAACCTGCTGGCGTGTCTATCACAGCATTAACTTTTTTATCACCACTTACTCTTGTTTCTTCATTATTAACATTATCAGTCCTGATATTGCCTCTTTCATCAATTGGTGCAACATAATATTGCTTGTAGTTGAAACCTGACTTCGGTGCATTAAGTTCTGCTTCAGCAACTACTTGGTCATTTATTGTTTTTTCTCTGTTGAAAGTTGACATATAACTTGCAAGTGAATTTTCTGTTGCGGCATCTCCTAGGATATCTCTGTATTCCTGTGAGTCTACTAGGGATTTAAGTTTAAGTCTAAGTAGATGTGGCCACCATGTTTGTGAAAATCCTTCAGCGGCTCTGTTTACATCTTCAACAACATAATATCTTTTAAGTGCAATTGGTATGCTTTCATCTAAAGAATAGTCTTCTTTCATGTGTGGGAATTCGATAACATCACCACTCATTGGTTTTCTACCTAATCTTTCAACAACGTCATTCATGTGTACAGTCAAAAATAGTGTGTCATTTGATAGGAACATTCCAAACTGTGAAAGGTTGAAATCTTGATCTTGGACGTTGTAGATTCCTCTTATTACATAGATATCTGCGTCATATTTTCTGTCTCTGTTTTCTAAAAACAGTAAATCTTGGATCGTTCTCTCGTTTAGGCCATCCCCAGAATACTGTGGTTGTGTCGGAGTGGCTTCACCGTCCTTGTTTGTTTCTCCCTGATCATAGGGACCAAGATATTTGTGAAAATGTAGGTCCGTCCCACCAACCGTAAACATCTCTTTTATGTTACGATCGAAGAACTTGTAGTCATTGCCCTTTTCAGGCTTAAAAATGGATAATCTTGGCATATCACACATATTTATTGCACAGGCAAAGGCAATAAATATGAGTATGTCAGAACTACAAACAGGTCAACAAGAGATATTCGATTACGTTAAAAACAACCTCGGTGAGGGCATGATTGATGTTGAATTAGACCCTAAACACTACCAAACGGCCCTGGAAAGAGCAGTAAACAAATTTAGACAGAGATCATCTAACGCTGTCGAAGAATCATACGCTTTCTTAGAACTTAAGAAAAATCAGAACACATATATTTTGCCAGATGAGATTATAAATGTAAGAAATTTGAATAGAAGAACAGTTGGATCACGTACAGAGGGTGGCGAAGGCGGAACATTGTTTGAACCATTCAACCTAGCATACACAAACACTTACCTATTAAGAGCAGGAGCAACAGGTGGACTAGCAACTTACTATGCATTCGCTTCGTACCAAGAACTGATAGGAAAAATGTTTGGAAGTTTCATACAGTTCCATTTCGATGTTGCAACGAAAAAATTAACAATCACACAAAGACCTAGAGCAGACAACGAAACAGTTCTGATGCACACTGACAATTATAGACCAGACATAACATTGTTCAAAGACATATATGCTAAACCATGGATCAGAGATTACACACTTGCTGTATCTAAAATAATGTTAGGCGAAGCGAGAGGCAAATTCAACACCATCGCAGGCCCACAGGGTGGCACAACACTTAATGGTGATGCATTAAAAAGTGAAGGCCAGGCAGAAATTGATAGGTTAGAACAAGACCTGGGCAATTTTGCCGAAGGTGGTACTCCACACAGTTTTGTTATTGGTTAATTCATAATCATATATTTTTAAATAAACGTGTCATGACAGATCATCGATACAGAACATATTCAGACCTTACATTAGATGAACTTGAAGAAGTAGTGCAAGACCTAGAGAACATGAGTATTGTTGCACTAAAACAGAAAAAGAAAGACCTAAGAATTACCATTCTCAAATCTGTTCTCGAAGCAAAAAAAGAGATTGAAAGACGATTCAAAAGATAGTATAATCAATAGATGCTTATAGGAATTGTAGGACTAATAGGTTCTGGTAAAGACACTGTTGCCGAACACCTTGTGGAACAACACGGTTATAAAAGAGATAGTTTTGCTAAAAGTTTGAAAGACGCAGTTGCATCCATGTTTAACTGGGATAGAAAGATGCTTGAGGGTAAAGGAGAATCAAGCAGACATTGGCGTGAACAACCTGACAAATTTTGGAGTGAAAAGTTTGGCAAACCTGTAACTCCTAGGTGGGTATTACAATATTTTGGTACAGAAGTGATGCGTGGACAAATGTATGACGCAATATGGGTAGACAGTTGTATCGGTCGATACAAAGGACAGAATACAGTGATATCAGATACTAGATTCCCAAATGAAGTTAAAGCCATTAGAGCACACGGAGGCAAAATAATACGTGTAAAAAGAGGACAAGATCCTGAATGGTTTACTAATTATGTTGAAGGAAATGTAGAACCAACAAACGTGCATTCTTCAGAATATGCTTGGGCAAAAGAGGAGTTTGATTTTGTCATAGAAAACAATGGTACAAAAGAAGAATTATGCGTAAAAACAAATAATCTATTCATCAGCAACAAGATCCCCCACACGCCATCCAAGCCTTCGAATACTGTCAAGTCTTTGGCAATTGGCGCAAACAGTTTTTAAATTATTAGCAGTAGTGTTTCTCATGTTACCGTCAACAAACAGCACATCTAGTTGTTTTGTCTGTTGAGCTTTGAACCCACACAACTCACATTTTTTACGTTTCTTGTAGCCAGACCTTTGTAACGGAGTCACTCCACCAACACGTTTACCCGCTTTTTTTCTATTACAGGTATCACAAAGGCTACGCCAATATATTTTATTACCCTTCCTGTATGCATACGCCCTGGGTTTGCTTCCACACTTCTTACATAATGGCCTATCTTTATATCGCATATGCTTATTTACGTCGCCTATATAGGCACCATGAAAACGGTAAATTTTGTCGTAAAAACCGTATGATTGAATAAATAACTCTAGTATATACGTAACTTGCAAGGAGAATACGAAAAATGGCTAGAACATCACCAGGAGTAGAGGTTTCAGTAATAAACGAAAGTTTTTACGTACCGTCAGATGCGGGAACAACACCTCTTTTTATAGTAACATCATCAACCGACAAGGCGAATGGTGCAGGATCAGGAACAGCGGCAGGAACACAAACTGCTAATGCCAACACTGCATATTTGATCTCGTCACAAAGAGAATTAACAGAAACTTTCGGAGATCCGAAATTTTATCAAGACACAGCAGGCAATCCATTACACGGTTATGAATTGAATGAATGGGGTCTACAAGCGGCTTACTCATTTTTAGGAGTTGCCAACAGAGCATACGTTTTAAGAGCAAACGTTGACACTAGCGAATTAATCGGCGGTGCATCGGCTCCTACAGCGTCACCAACAGATGGAACATATTGGTTTGACCTTGCATCAAGCTCTTATGGTTTATTTGAATGGTCACAAACAGATCAAAAATTTACAGCGAAAACACCAACGTTGATTACAGCAGTTACTGACCTGGTAGGTAACAGTTCAACAGGTGCACCAAAAACTAATGTAGGTAGCATTGGAGATTATGCTATCAACACAACGCATGTATCAAACAAGATATACAAAAAAACATCAAGCAACACATGGGTGCAGTTAGGTTCACCTTCATGGCATAATTCACTACCAGTGATCACAGTTGCATCAGGAACAACAGTAACAAGTTCTCACAAGATGTCAATCAACGGTGTTGAAATTACAACAGGCGGTACAGCATTATCAGATGTTGCAACAGCAATAAACACAGGTGACGGTACATCATCCGTGCCTGGCGTAACTGCAAGTGTGAACGCAACAACAGGAAACCTAGAGATATTCCACAATGGTCTATCATTTGGTGACTCAACAGCAGGCGATGGCACACTTAGATTTGAAGCAGTTTCAGGTACACTTCTAGCAGACTTAGGAATTACAGCAGGTACTTTCAACGCAAACAAATTTTTACAAGCGGCACACACTTCAAGACCAACTTGGAAAACAGCAGATGAGAACAGACCTAACGGTTCAGTTTGGTTCAAGACAACTTCTGCAAATGCAGGTGCTAACATTGTTGCGAAACTTTACAGTTCAGCAAGTGGCAGTTTCACTTCAGTAAGTGCACCACTACACGCTACGCATCATCAAGCGATATTCAAACTTGATCCTGCTAATGGCGGAACTGGTTTAAGTGCTGGTACATTGTACACACAATTCAACATTACAGAACAATCAAGTGATGGACAACAAGATGACACTCCAAATGTTGGAGACTTCCAGTTGTTTAGATACGAGGGTGGAGAAACTATCATTTCAGGAAAAACTATAAACCCAACTTTCACACACAATGAAACGTTCACTGTAAGAGAAAGTTTAAAAAATCAAGAAGCATTAGATACTGCTAAAACTGTTACAATACAATCAGGTGACGGTTCAACGTTGGCTGATTCAGAAGACTTTATCACGGCGTTTGCGGCGGCTAACTTCACAAACCTTGAAGCATCAATTATATCAAGCGGTGAGTTCGAGGGTGCTATCCAGATCAAACACAAACTAGGTGGTGAGTTCAGAATGAATCAAACATCAGGCACACCATTAGATGATGCTGGACTAGGCGTTTCACAAGCACACAGTTATGGCGGATACACAGCGAACAGCACAACATTAATAGATAACTTGTATGTTGCACCAGCAGGTGATTCAGAAGACTCAACTGTGGGTAACGAAACAATCGCTTCTAACTGGAAGAGATTGAGTTACACAGCAAGTTCAAGCACACCAACTAATGAACCAGCAGACGGAACATTATGGTATGACAGCAAGATTGATGAAGCAGATATCATGGTTCACAATGGTACAACTTGGGTTGGATACGTAAGCAATTATTCTTCAACAGATCCAAATGGTCCACAGTTTAGTGCAACAGCACCAACTACACAATCAGATGGCACTGTTTTAGTAAACAATGACTTATGGATTGACACTTCAGACTTAGAAAACTATCCAAAACTTTACAAATACAACACATCAGCAACATTAAGTTCAACAAACACAGCGAACCAAGTTGCAGTAACAACAACAGGCGCGGCTTGGGAACTAGTTGACAAAGCAGATCAAACTACAGAAGACGGTATTGTTTTTGCCGATGCAAGATGGCACACTTCAGCAGACAAGAGTGCTAACAACAGCACACAGGCGGGAACTGCATCTTCAATCAAGAACTTATTAAGTGATAACTTCTTAGATCCAGATGCTCCAGATCCAGCATTATATCCAAATGGTATATTGTTATGGAACACAAGACGTTCTGGTTACAATGTTAAAGAATACAAAAACAGTTACATCACTGAAACAAAATATCCAAGTTCAGGTGGATCTGGCTTAGGTAACATTAGATTCAACAACGAAAGCGTTGGCGGTTACTACCCAGACAGATGGATTACTAAATCAGGTAACAACGCAGACGGTTCTGGAACTTTTGGAAGAAAAGCACAGAGAAAAGTTATTGTTCAACAACTTAAATCAGAGATGGACACTAACCAAGCAATCAGAGAAGACCAAAGAGGCTTCAACGTTATTGCTTGTCCTGGCTATCCAGAATTGATACAGAACATGATTAACTTAAACACAGACCGAGGAAACAAGGCTTTTGTTGTAGGTGATACACCTTTAAGATTATCAGGTACAGCAACTGACATTCAAAACTGGGCAAACAACTCATCTGGTGCATTAGACAACGGCGAAGACGGCCTAGTTAGTGCAAGTGAATACCTAGGAGTATTCCACCCAGCAGGATTAACAACAGACAATGGCGGTAATAGTATTGTTGTTCCACCATCACACATGATGATGAGAGTACTAGCGAACAACGACAATGTTGCTTTCCCATGGTTTGCACCAGCAGGTACAAGACGTGGTGTTGTAGACAATGCGACAGCAGTTGGATTTATTGATTCAACTTCTGGAGAATTCCAAACAACATCTGTTACGGAGTCAGTGAGAGATTCGATGCATGGGGCGAAGGTAAATCCAATTACTTTCTTCTCAGGATCAGGAATTGTAAACTTTGGAAACTTGACAAAAACATCAGGAAGTTCAGCACTAGACAGAATAAATGTTTCAAGATTGGCAGTATATCTAAGAGCACAACTAGATTCAATTGCGAAACCGTTTATTTTTGAACCGAATGATGAATTAACTAGAAACGAGATCAAACAGGCGATCGAGTCATTCTTGTTAGAACTAGTTGGACAGAGAGCATTATTTGACTTCTTAGTAGTATGTGATGACACAAACAACACACCTACTAGAATAGATAGAAATGAACTTTATGTGGATATAGCGATTGAGCCAGTTAAATCAGTTGAATTTATTTACATACCGTTGAGAATCAAAAACACAGGAGAGATTGCAAATTTAGGGAACTAATTTTGGAATAAATAGATAGGAGAAACAAATGGCAATATCAACATTATCAAAATTTACAGTACCTTTAGCAAACGATCAAAGTAGTGCATCACAAGGCTTGTTGATGCCTAAACTACAATATCGTTTTAGATGTATCCTGGAAAATTTTGGAGTATCAACACCGAGATCAGAACTAACAAAACAGGTTATGGATGTTACAAGACCAAACTTGACTTTTGACACAGTAACGTTAGATGTTTACAACTCAAAAGTTTATGTGGCAGGAAAACATACTTGGGATCCAATAACAATCACTTTAAGAGATGACGTAAACAACTCAGTTACTAAACTGGTTGGTGAACAGATTCAGAAACAGTTCGACTTCTTTGAACAGGCTTCGGCGGCATCTGGTATCGACTACAAATTCACAGGTAGAATTGAAATGTTAGATGGTGGAAACGGTTCAAGTGCACCAAATGTTCTAGAAACATTTGAGTTATACGGTGCATATGTTGAAAACGTAAACTACAACACACTAGCATATCAAACTTCAGAACCGGCTACAATCACATTGTCAGTAAGATACGACAACGCAATACAGACTCCAACAGGAACTGGAATTGGAACAGCAGTATCTAGAACAATCGGTACATTAAGTACTGGTGGTTAATAAGAATTAAGTTAGCAATTATAACAGGAAAAGCGTCTTTATAGGCGCTTTTTTTGTGACTATAAATAACACTATGCCAAGCATTAACAATTTCTTAAAAGGTTTCCAGGACGGACTTCCTGGAATGAAAGATTACCGACACGCATCACGACTGTACATAGACGACACGTACAAGTTGATGCCAAAACAGAAATTCCTTTTCCATGTTGTTTTCGACACAGACGAATCAATTTTCTTTGATGGATTCCAAAACCATGAAAGAACTGAATTGAACATGCTGGTGAAGGCCTGTGACATGCCCAAGTATGACATGAGCCTAGAAGAAAAAATTCAGTACAATAAGAAACTGTATACAGCAACAAGGATTGCTTACGAGCCAATCAACATCACGTTCCATGATGATCATGCAGATACAGTGAATGCATTCTGGAAGAAATACTACGAGTACAATATTGCGGACTCTGTCGGAATGCAAAGCGAGGCAACTGTCAGAACCACCAAGGATGACTACTATGACGGAATAGATGCAAAACGTGTTACAAAATTTGGATTGGACACACCTAAGAAAAGGAAAAAACCATATCTAAGAAACATAGAAATATTTGTTTTACACAAACAAAGATTCACATCAATGACTCTAATTAATCCTGTGATAGGATCATTCTCACACGATAATCTTGATGCGGCAGATGGGGCAGGCATCCTGCAAAATACAATGCAGATACTATATGAAACTGTTACATACAAATCAGGAATGATCAAAAACCCCGATGGAAGAGTCAACGCTAACAATATCAGAGGTGGCTTCGCTACAATACATTATGACAAGGAACCAAGTCCATTGACTGTGTTGGGTGGTGGGACTAGCAGTATATTTGGTCCCGGTGGTGTTGTAGACGGTATTGGTTCTGTAATAAGAAATTATAAAAATAAGAACATACTGGGTGCAATATTGGCGGCGTCAAACACTTACAACAATGCGAAAAAAATTAAAAAACAAGATGCAAAAGAAGAATTAAAAGGCATTGCAAAACGAGGAGTTTTAGAAGTAGGTAAACAGGCAGGCACAATCACAAATCCCGTTGGTGGATTCAACGTTGGTGCCGCGGTCGCAGGTGCTGTTGTACTTGCAACTGCCAAAGGTACCGATGATAAAAAAAACAAAAGCAACGCAAGAGTAATCAAGAGTCCAGCACTTGATACCACACTATACCTAACAGCAGAAGAATCGTTTCAATTGATATCAAATAACGAAACATTGAAGGACGAGATCGCGGCAGGTATATATTACAAAGATATCGGTTCAAGAAAGGATATTACAGTGGCGGCATCTGATATCGAGTATGCAGGATCGAGCGATACCACAAAAAGGGTGTACAGAAACAAGGCGATAACAGATATAAGGAAATTGGTCACAGAAGGATACATTAAAATTTCAAGAGGAACGCAGGATGTATCAATAACAGTTGAGAAGGCGGCATTATAATGACAGAATTTTACACAAACCTACCACCGAAACAAGATGATGATCTTGAAAAGACTATAAAAAAGTTAACAACAGGAACTTATGAAACAGAATATCAATTCAACGTTGGTGAGTACGACAGCACAGTTGCATTCTTTGTTAAACGTGGTTTCAATAGGACCTCAGCGGAATCAACTGCTTATGTGATTCTTTCACAAGCAAAAATAGACGATGTAAGTCCACAAGTTCTATTAGATAAAATCTCGAATGCCAACCCGGCACAACTATCGGAGTTGATCACAATAGTGTTGAATGCCAATAGATACAAGTCAAGCCAACTGGGTGTGAGACAGACATTGACAACCAAAGAGACTGTTTCTAGAAATATCATAGACTAATGTTACCTAGATTTGCAAGAGGTAAGTTTACTCCAAAGAACGGAGAAAAATATGTAGGCACAAAAACACCAACTTACAGATCAAGTTGGGAACACTCGTTTATGAGATTGTGTGATGAACATCCTAGTGTGTATCAGTGGGCGTCTGAGTCAATTAAGATTCCATACAGACATCCTTTCACTGGAAAATACACAGTGTACGTGCCAGATTTTTTTATTGTGTACCAAGACAAAAATGGTCGTAAACATGCGGAAATGGTTGAAGTAAAACCAATGAGTCAGACTACCATGGAGGCGGCGGGCAAGAGCCAAGGAAAAAAGAAACAGGTTGTGATAAACATGGCAAAATGGGAGGCCGCAAGTAATTTTGCAAAACAAAGAAAAATAAAATTTAGAGTAATATCAGAAGAACAATTATTCCACAGCGGTAAACGTAAGTAAATAAAGCAATGACAAAGAAACTAGAAGATATCCTTAATTTACCAAACGTCAAACAAGCGTTCAAAGAAGTCGACAAAAAAGAACAGGCAAAAGCCAACAGAGATCAAACAAAAGAAGTGATGAAAAATGTTGATCCGCAAACACGTAAAAATTTAGAAAAGAGTTATGCAGAATTTGACAAGGTTGCGGCCGCACTACCGCAGGTTAAAGGCCTGGGAGAACTATCAGATTTAGAATTAGATAAGTTGGCTGTAGAAGCAGAAGAAAGTTATAAAAATCTAATGGATTTGGGGATGAACGTTGATTCTCGTTACTCAGGCAGAATATTCGAAGTTGCAGGAAACTTTTTACGTAATGCCATAGACGCAAAAGGTTCTAAAATTGATAAAAAATTAAAAATGGTCGAATTACAATTAAAGAAAATGAAGATCGACAAAGACGGAAACAAGGACGGGGGTCCAATAGAGGAGAGCGACGGTTTTGTAATATCTGACCGAAACGAATTGATGAAGAAATTACTGAAGAAAGACTAATGTCGCTTCCTAGTAACTTTTGTCCGGCCCCATTCATACAACTACAAACATCAAAAAACGGATCGTGTGGTCCATGTCCATACAGGCCAAATATGTGGAATGTAAAAGGACCAATATCGGAGCAGTGGCGATCTGATGCAATAAAAGGATTACGTCAGAACTTTCTTGATAATAAAAAAGATCCACGTTGTCAACGTTGCTGGAAAGAAGAAGAAGCAGGCCATGAGAGTTTGAGATTACGACTCCGAGAATTCAGAGGCAGTGCCAATACTGGAAAAGTTTTTGAAAAATATATTGAAACAAAAAAATATGAAAAGTTTCCATTAATTTTGACTGTTATCCCCGGAAACGAATGTAATTTATCCTGTCCATCTTGCAACGGAAATTTTTCAAGTAAATGGAATAGTATGGCAAGTAACAGCGACTATGGAGGATTTCAAAAAGTGGTGGATAATTGGAATTTAACAGAGGCACAATACCAGGACATAGTGGATAATTCTCCTAATTTACAGAAAATAGAAGTGTTTGGTGGAGAACCTTTTCTAAATAAAAAAAATAGAAAATGGCTTATTGAAAGATTAATCGAAAAAGGCACATCAAAAAATATAAAATTATACTTCAACACAAATGGCACACAATTCGATAGCAAGTACATGGAGAAAATTACGAGTAATTTTAAGTTTGTTGAAATAAGACAATCGATAGACGGCTTATATGAACAGTTCGAATATATACGTTATGGGGCAAAGTTCGATCAGATCATCTCCAATGCTGAAAAATTCAATGCACTTCCAAACACAGATTATGAAATAATATGTACAGTGTCTATTTTCAACGTTTTATCACTTGAAGATATTGATAGTTTTTTCAAAGCACGTAATTGGTCCGTATATTATAATGTAGTTGATTTTGAAAATCACTTACTCCTACACAACATACCTGATGTATTGAAAAAACACATCAAATTACCTAGAAAATTCCACGACATAGAACAGTATATAAACATGCAAAATTGCAACACTGATCATTGGGATAGTTTTGTAAGATATACTAAAATTTTAGACACAAACAGAGGCACATCCTTCAAAAACACCTTCCCTGCCCTGCATAATCTAGTCAAAAAACACGGCTATGAATGATACATAAAGGCTAAATATTGCATATGAGCACGTTCAAAGACTATCTAACAGAATCAGCAAAGTCGTATGACTACAAAATAAAGGTAGCAGGCGATCTAGACAAAGATTTTGGCAGTAAGTTAGAATCAGCACTTGCAAAATTTGAAGTTGCAAATATGTCAGCAGGTAAGAAAACACCTATAATGACATTGCCACTTGATTTTCCTGCCTTGAGTAATGAGCAGGTAACAATTTTTGATGTGACAACAAATTATCCAGCATCATCAAATGTAATGAAAGAATACCTTTCAGACATTTTAAGAGTTCCGGCAACTCACATTGTTGTGAGAAAACCAGGCGAACCTACAGAGCAATATCAAGACGACATGCAAGTTGCTCAAAATTCAGAATACAAAAACAAATTACTAGACATAGAATACAAAGACGCACCAAAAGTCAAAGGTGAAGATTTCCATTCAACTCAAGCAAACATGAGTTTGTTAAAAGAACTATTAAAAGACAGAGAAGACAATAAAGACCAGCCAAAGGGTGGACAAGAAACTGGCGTACAGAGCCACATAGAAGAAAAAGGAACACCAAGTCCTTTAAGCAAATCAACAAACCCACACCCAGACCCAAAAAGGAAATAAGTTATGGAAATGATAGATGTATTAAAGAAACTACAAGAGATCGCAGAAACAAAACCTGAATTGGTAAAGGACGCAGTGGAAAATGTTGAGAGAACAAATCCAAAAGAAAAAGTTGCAGAAGGCGGAATGAAAGACTACTTGCACGGCGAAGCAGAAAAACTTTCAAGAGAAGAATTCCTTAAGAAACATGGTGAAAGCCTAAGAGGTTTCTACAATGCAATCAACGGGTCAGAAGACGACGAAGATGATATGGAAGAAGGAAAAATGATGAAAAAAGAAACTGTAAAAGAAGATATCAAAATTTCAGCAGACACTCCTCAAGAAGCAGGAATGATGATGCAAATTTTAAAATTAGCAGGCATTCAACCAATGGGTGCTGATATGCCAAATATGGAACCAAAACCAGAACCAGAACAAGACGATGCAATGGGTTCCATGGACATGGCTAAAATGAGAGACATGGTTACTGCACCTGATGAAGAAAAAGCGGCAGAAACATTTGCAAATTCTCCAGGAGATAGAGAAAAAGATGAACCTACAACTATGGACACAGACACTCTAGTAAACACTATGTCAGGTGGCATGAACAGACAAAAGAAAACTCATCAAAGAGTTTCTCCAGGTGATAATCCAATGGCGGCAGAAGACAAGATCACAGAACAGGACCTTGCTAATAGTTTAAGAAACCAATATGATGCTTTCAAAGAAAGTTACAAGAAAGCGGCAAAAATGGCAGAAACAAAAGCAAAACCTGACTTCTTAGACATGGACAAAGATGGCAACAAAAAAGAACCAATGAAAAAAGCCATCAAAGATAAAGAAGCAAAGTAATACTTTTCTACCCAGGCCCACAGCGTTAAATACTACACTATGGCGTATGTATCATTAGACAGCGACCAAATTAAAAAGGCGCACAAGAAACACAAATACACTAAAGAACAAGTTGAACAACTTGAAAAGTGTATGGATGAAAAAACAGGTCCACTTTACTTCATGAAACAGTTCATGAAGATACAACATCCAACAAAAGGTGAGATGAAATTTCAACCTTTTCCTTACCAAGAAAGATTAGTAGAGGCATACAACAATCATCGATTTAGTATATCTATGCTTCCAAGGCAAACAGGAAAAACTACATGTGCATCAGGATACCTTATATGGTATGCAATGTTTAAACCAGATTCTCAAATACTAATCGCCGCTCACAAATACGCGGGTGCATCAGATATCATGTCAAGGGTGCGTTATGCATATGAGATGTTACCTAGTTGGATAAAAGCAGGCGTAACACAGTACAACAGGAACTCAATAGAATTTGACAATGGGTCAAAAATTATGGCAACCACAACAACTGAGAACACAGGTAGGGGTATGTCACTTACATTAATATATTGTGATGAGTTTGCGTTCGTTCAACCACCAGAAAAAGCCAAAGAATTTTGGACATCACTGTCTCCAACATTGAGTACAGGTGGTAAATGTTTGATTACTTCAACTCCAAATAGTGACGAGGACCAATTCGCTATGATTTGGAAAGAAGCAAACAAGAGATTTGATGAATATGGAAATGATAAAATAGTTGGTACCAACGGTTTCTATGCCATGAAAGCACACTGGAACGAACACCCAGACAGAGATGAAGCATGGGCAGAACAAGAACGTTCAAGAATTGGCGAAGAAAGATTTAGAAGGGAACACGAGTGTGAGTTCTTAATTTTTGATGAAACACTCATATCAAGTTTGGTGCTGGCAGACATGGAAGGTGTACCACCTGTAGAAACCACAGGACAAGTGCGTTGGTTCAAGAGACCCACACCCGGACACACCTACATGGTTTCATTAGATCCAAGCATGGGAACGGGAGGAGACTTTGCCGCAATACAGGTATTTGAACTGCCAACCTTCGAACAAATAGGTGAATGGCATCATAACCAAACACCAATGAATCAGCAAGTTAGAATACTTCAAGGTATCAACAAGCATATACATGACACAATTATGGAAAAAGATGCAACAGCATCTCCACAAATATTCTATAGTATGGAAAATAATTCAATAGGTGAGGCCGCACTCATGAGGGTAATGGATATTGGCGAAGAGAACATACAAGGCATGTTTCTATCAGAACCTATTAGAAAAGGACATAGAAGAAAATTTAGAAGAGGATTTAACACAACAGCGAAACACAAAATAGATGCCTGCACAAAATTTAAAGAACTTGTAGAAAACGATAAAATGAAAATTCATTCACAATTATTAATATCAGAACTAAAGGATTTTGTTGCATCAGGATTATCATATAAAGCCAAGCCTGGACAACATGACGATCTAGTAAGTGCTTGTTTGCTTATGACTCGTATGATGAAAGTATTAGCAGATTTTGACCCAAAAATCTTCGAAAAATGGACTGACAGAACATCTGAGATAACCCCAATGCCTATATTTGGATCGTTCACAGGTTAATAAATACACTATATGAACCCAAAAAATTCGCAAGATTTATTCAATAAAATTAGATCACAGTTTTCTAACATACGTTTAGGCGATGAAAATGGAGCGGCAACGGCTGACCCATCAAATGCAGTGTTTTTTGAGTTTGAATTCCAGGAAGACGCAGACACATTTGGCTCTGTGAGCATCAGTTTAGCAGATGGTGAAAATATGAAAGTCTACTATAATAGAGATCTAGTGAGCAAAATAGACGAAGATAGCAGAGATGAATGGTATGCTTTCCTAAAAGAACTAAAAGACTTCGCTGTAGAACATCAGTTAACTTTTGACGTAAGAGATATTACTAAAAACAACCTAACGAAGCAAGATTATGAAAATCTTGCAGATACGAACAAAACGGTAAATACTGATGAAATGTCAGAAGAACTAAACAGAATCACCAAATTAGCAGGTGTCGAAAAGGCACCGGTTGCAGAAGGTCTAACAGGCACTTCTAAAAGTTCATTTGAAAATTTAGATAAAACAAAATTAATAATTAGGCACAAAGGAAAAGTTGATGAAACTGTTCCAGGTGCAAGATCAAGACAGATACAATCACTATACATTGAAAACGAAGACGGTGAAAGATTCAAATATCCATTAACACACCTAGCAGGTGCAAGAGCGATGCAAAGACATGTTGCAAATGGCGGAAGACCACATGATGAATTTGGACAACATATTGTTTCAACTTCAGAAGACATAGCAAAATTAAATTCATTTTCGCGATATGCATCAAATAAAGATCAACTAAATGATAATGCAGGTGATATAATTGAACAAACTAAATTAAAATTAGAAAATCTAAGAGGTTATATGAGAAACCTATCAAAGCAATCTCATTATGAAGCGGCATCAAAAGATTTCAAAACATCAGAAGAACAAATTTTAGACGATGAAACAGTTAACAAATTAAGAGAAAAATTTACAATGAAGAATTTGGATAGCAGGGTTGAAGATGCTTTCCCAATTATAAACAGAATAATGAGTGAATTCGAAGCAACTAAAGAACAACCTGTTAACGAATTGGAACCAGATGCAGAACCAATTGACGCACCTGTACAAGCACCAGTAGATCATGGCGCAGTTGTTCAAAGTTTTTTAAACGATCCAGAAAGCAAATTAGTATTAAGAAAAGATGACTCTGCTGATAAAATGCTAAAAGTTACAAAATTTACAAATAAAAACACAATGTTAAGTTCAATACTATCAGATATAGCAAGTAGACTTTTAACAAAATCAGGTGAAGAAGATAGAGTGGCAAACTTTGCTTCGAGAGTTGCAGACGAGATGGAACAGGAAAATTCAGCAACATTCAAACCTACACCAGACTACATCAAGAACAAAAAAATCGCAGTGCAGTTAGCAAAGAGATACATTGACGACTACAAGAAAATGGAAAAAGATCCAGCATACGGAAAAGAAATAAGAATGGAACCAGGCGAATTTGCACCTAAGAAAGACCTAAAAGGCAAAGCAAAAGAAACAGAGGCATTCGAAGGTTGGGTTGATTCAATGATAGACGAAGGTGGAATCAAGCCTTACGTGTCAATGAGCAGGGGCGAAAAAGATGGCAAGATGATGTACAACGTTCTAGACAGAAATGAAAAAACAATCTTCGCATCGAGAGACGAGAAAGAAGCAACTGCATTCTTAAGAAAAAACTTTGACAAATTAAGAGCAGGCGAAATGGAAGTGGCCGAATATGCTAAAATGGGAGATTTTCCAAGAGATAAAGAAATCGAAAAGAAAGACAAAGAGAACGCAACTAAACTTGACGTTACAAAAGCAGACAAAATGATGAACACAACTGCTTACAAAAGAATGCAGGCAGGTGACCCCAAGTACGCAGATAAGACAGAGGGAAATCAGTTCGCACAGGCAGTACAGAAAGCCAAGGCGGCGGGTATGAAGGCTGGCGATAAATTTAAAGTTGGTGATCAAGAATACACACTGAAAGACGCTATCGAGATGGCAGGATTGCAACTTGAAGAATTCTTCTCAGAAGAAGACCTTGCATCAATCGAAGATGCACAGCAAGAAGCAGAAGCGATCAACACAGAATTAGACAGAATTAAGACACTGGCTAACCTTTCTTAATAAAATATCCATATTACCAATAATAGTAGTAGACATTAGATAAATATAGTTGTATATTATGTACTATATGTCTAATATACATTTAGGCACAAACAACAACATAGGCACACAAGGAGGCTTACATTATGGCTACATTGGCTGAAATAAGAGCGAAGTTAAAATCTCAAGAAGTGAATCGCTCCACTTCCAACACAGGCGGAGACAACGCCATCTACCCACACTGGAACATATCAGAAGGCTCAGAAGCAGTTGTTAGATTCTTACCGGACAGGGACGAAACTAATACATTTTTCTGGACTGAAAGAAACATGATCAAATTACCTTTCGCAGGTATCAAAGGTCAAACTGATTCAAGACCAGTACAGGTACAAGTACCATGCATGGAGATGTATGGCAAAACTTGCCCAGTACTAACGGAAGTTAGACCATGGTTCAAAGACAAGAGCATGGAAGACATGGGCAGAAAATATTGGAAAAAGAAAAGTTATATTTTCCAAGGTTTTGTCACAACAAATCCACTAGCAGAGGACACAACACCTGAGAATCCAATCAGAAGATTCATAATTGGACCTCAGATTTTTAATATCATCAGAGGAGCATTAATGGATCCAGAGATGGAAGAAATGCCAACTGATTACGTTAAAGGTGTTGATTTTAGAATTACTAAAACAACTAAAGGTGGATACGCTGACTACTCAACA